CAATATAACTTTGCATTGCCAATAGGAGCTGTTATTCACAACTTAGGAGTTGTTACTTTTGCTAAGTCATTCCCTAGAACAGCATACGGACAACAAAATCAATTTGGAGAGTTTGCCAGATTATTTGGACCAATGAAGAAAAATGGTCTTGAAGTTCTTCCAATTGCTGGAACGGTTCAACTACAGAGAAGCGCTGGTACTGCTTACGCTCCTGGCAGGAATTATGATACCGACCCAAACAATCCTTCTTTTGTAACAGACTCAGCTCAAAACCCTTGTGCAATACACAGGTATTATCAAGATAGCGCAGGAGACTTCATTAGAGACACAAACGGAGGAGCTGGATATACAACAATAGACAACACTCTTTATGATGATGGTACTGGCACATTAGCTACCATAAGTAATAATAAATTTACAATACAGAGAGTTTACTACTTCCCTAACAACCCTACGACTTTAATTGTTTATTATGGAAGAACAATATATGACACGCTAGATGCTGCAAACACGAACTTAAGCTCAGAACCTTTTACAGAATCTAAGAACACAGCAAATCAAGCTGTATTTTTAGGATATCTGTTAATGGAGAAAGGTGCTACAGATTTGTCAAGTACAACTAACGTAAGAATAATTCAAGCTGGTATCTTTAGAAGTGTAGCCTTTAGCTCTACTGGAGCGGCTGCTTCTGCTGCATCCATTTCTGATTTATCTGATACAACAATAACCGCTCCTTCACAAGGACAGCTTTTAGAATACGATGCAACAACACAAACATTTAAGAACTTTACACCACTCTTTGACCAAACCGCTTTAGCTTACGCTATTGCACTAGGAGGATAATTAAACTAAAAAAAAATGGCAAAAACGCTTTTACATTCATCAAAATATACTGTATCCAAGGATTCAAATATCATTGATTACAACGGTAATATTGGACTCGAAAGACTCCTTTTAATTACAAACGTAACTGCCAATAAGGTAGTTTACCAGTTTAATGACCCAACTAAAGGCGGAGAAGTTTCTTTCTTAAACCAAGACGATTCATCTAGTTTATCATTAACATACAACTTAACTGATGACACTGATATAGCTCAAGGAGATGTTTATCAGTTTTTCTACGATTCAAGCGAAGTTCATTTTACTCCTGACGAAAGTCTTTTAGACCCTGTAAGTAAGCTAAGAGTATCAAATCCAGAAAACCTTGTAGATACAGATTTCGAATACGGATTACAGTCTACTAAATGGGAGACTATTCAAACTGTAAACAATATTCCTACTGTATATTCTAGCTCTGGAGACTCTCCTATCGAGGGGGTTGTTTCTGTAGATTCTATAGAAGGTTCTAAACAAGTAAAAGTTGTTTGTACTACTCCGCACAATTTAACTATTGGAGACCCTGTTTCGTCTCAAGGTGTTTTAGATTATCAAGCGGAAGGTTTCTTCGTTGTGTCTGGTGTGGCAAGTCCTCTTATTTTCTTTTTCGAGATTGATGTACCTTCTACCACTACTGGAGATATTTCTGGTTCATACACTAGCATTGTTCCTGCTAAGTTTTTTGAAGGAGCTCCTTTAAATATAAACACATCTTACGGTGCGACTACAGATGAAACAACTTTAAGTAAAATAAAAGTTCAGACGGAAGCTACTCACGGATTTACTGCTGGAACTAAATTGTATTTAAGAAACACCATAGGTCCTAAAAATTTAGTTGTAGCTGACCCATCTGCTACGGCTCCCGATGGAAGACCTTTTGTTGACACAGATTCTTTTTTCACTATAAATAATGTTTTTGATTCAACAGTGTCTACAGGTAGACCTTCTTATCAAGAACCTGTTGTTATTGCCTATGACTGGGAATCAACTCATACAACATATATTCAGGCTATTGACGCTGATGTTGCCAATAATAGAATTAACTGGATTAATCATGGAATGCAAAATTCCTTTGCTGTTCTCTTTAATACTCCAAGAAATGGAGATGTTAATATGGGGCTTACAGACGGAACAACTTTTTTCGTTAAGGCTATCGACTCAAACACTCTCGAGCTTTACACCGATGAGGCTTTAACAACTATTCAGCCTTTATCAACTTACACAACTGATTTTGGATTTTCTAGATTAGGTTTGGTTTATTTGATTACAAAAAACAGCAACAGATTCCGTTACACTAGATATTTTACAGAATCATTATTTACTGCAACTACACCTTACCTTTATACACCAACACGTTACTACGGTACCTACTATAGCTACATGAGAATTGACGACTCGTTAGGGTTTGTTCCAGACACTGTTACTGTATTTAACATTCAGGTTTATGGACAAGGTATTTACTATTACTGGTATTACCTATATATCCAATTTGATAATGGAAACGCATATAATGCTTTATATGCAAGATGGTCAAGCAATAACCAATGGGTAAGTGCAGGAGTTCCTAATCAGACACTCACACAAGCACAACTCTATAATGATGGGGTTGGTTATTATGTTAGAATCTATGAAGGATTAAGAAGTGGTTATGGATACCATTACTGGAGAATGCAAGTTGAAGCTCAGGCTCAAGTGGACCCAGGACCAAACTATTCTGGCTCCGATTTACTTGTTGATGATTTTGGGTTAGGAAATTCCCAACCTGATATTATTATGGCTTATCAAGGTAAGAATCCTGGCTCTTGGTTAAATGCGTCAGACCAATTTTCTTATTTAGCAAATCAAAGACAAAATTCTAGATGGGGAACAATTGAGAACCAATATGAAAACACAGTTGTTACTACTCCTTTGAATGGTAGCTTTGACATTGATTATGGTTCTAACTCTACTTTTAACGCTCCAACTAATACTGAAAACTTCTACATTTTTGCTAGAAAAATGACTAGTGATAGAAACACTTTATACAAAGTGAATCACGGAATACCTTCAGGACAAGAAGCAACTTGTGTTGTTGCAAATTACTCTGCTGGAACCGAAGAGTTTCTTTTTTCAGACTCAGCAGGGACATCAATTTCGATGCCTGCAACTTTTGATGTTATAGTAAACGTTGTAAGTGATGATATAATTAGAATACAGGCTAACATTGCTCCTTTTACTGATGATATTCAAAAGTTCCCAACGGACTTTACTATTACGTATAGAGTTGACAACACGCTTTATAATACTCTTTATATTAACAACCACAAAATAACAGGTACTTCTGAAGCAACTTTAATTGTTGAAGGGCAAGACGAAAGTAATCCTGAAGTTTATAACTTAAAAAGCTCTTCAGACGGGTGGCTAGTTACTAACTCAAGGTTGGGTACAGATAACATAAATTTACCAATAAGAATATATAATGTAAGCCCAACTAGAACTTATAACTTTGTTCTTGATGCGGCTTATGCTGATACTTTCTACTTTACAACAGAACCTGTTGCAAATTGGGTTACTGGAACTTATGCTGGAGAATACACTACTGGTGTAACAAACACAAGAGGAACTGGTGGCGCTACAGTAAGTATTGTTGTAGACGGAACCACTCCTGCTACCTTGTACTACGCTTCAGGAACTGATTCTACTTTGTTCGGTGAAATAACACTTAGAGCTGAGGGAGTTGCTATTGGAGGAACAGCGCATAATACTCTTTACAACTTAAACAGAATCAATGATTCTAGAGTAACTCTTCAGCAGACTTCTAACACGGAAGCGGAGGGAACTACAACTGTAATTGGGTATGCTAATTCTAACCCAGGAAGTGCAAATATAAATGCATGGACTCCATTAGGATTAACGCCAACGAACGTTTCCATTACTGGAATTGAATATAGAGGGGATTTTGCTTCTTCAAACGAGTACGTTGTACTTACGTTTGCTGACGGAGACACCTACTTTATAGGTCAGCAAGGAGGTTTGGATTCAAACGTATTTAGAAAAGAATCTTTCTTTGGTACTAAAAACATCACTAGCTTAGTAGATGGTTCTGGTAACTTTACAGTGTCATACGCTCCAACATCTAGAGTAAACTATAGAGTGGGAGGAATGACAAACTTCTGGGAAATCAGATTTATTGTAACTGGTGGTACTGGAGTTGTTACTTTATCTGGAGGAGGTACTGGAAACCAAACTTTAAACGTAAAAAGTTTAAAAGGTGCTTATGACGGTGTGTTCTCAATGGTAGATGTTGATTCTCCAAGTACATTTAAAGTACAAACAGATTTCCAAATACCTGCAAGAGAATATCCTTTTGATAGAACGATGTGTGATTTTACAAACCACAAGATTACTTTTGTAGATGCTCATAATTTTGTAACAGGAGAACAAATAACTTATGATAACGGAGGAAACACAAATATGATTGTTTTTGACGAATCAAACTATACTGGATTCCTTTACGTTGTTGTAATTGATGAATTTATAATAAAACTTTCTACAAGCGAATCAGGAGCAAAAGAGGGTAGAACTACAGCCTTGTTTGATTCTGGAGTTGGAGACCACAAGATAATCTCAAAAAGCGTACTTAAACTTGTTAAGGGTGGAGGTACAATAGACATTGAAACAGGAAGCAATAAAATAATTGGTTCTGGAACAACGTTCTTAAACCAATTTAAAAGATTTGATAAAATATTCTTAACTCAAGGAGATTATACAAAAGAATACCAAATTGACAAGGTTACAACAAACCAGGACATGCAGTTGTTTGAAAACGTAACTAGTGGAATCTTGGCTACAAGCTACTTCTTTATTACTGAAATGGTATTAAGACCTGACGGATACGGTATCCACTTGCCTTTTGATGGTGGGGTAAATATTACGGCAGGAACTTCTCCTGATAGTAAAATTGTAAGACAGTCACGTAAATATTTCCGTTACCAATCTGGTAAGGGTATTCAAAACTCTTTTGCAATTAACTTTAATCCTCCTAAAATAGTAAGAGATTTAATTAAAGCAACTGGTACTACTGCAAAAATAAACACTCAAGAAGCTCACAACTTAGCTGTTGACGATATTATTGTTATTGAAGGAGCAGAAGTTTCAAATGGAAACAATACCTTTAATGGAGACTTTGCTGTTAGCCAGATAAACTCAGCATTTCAATTTCAATATGAAATGGCAGAAGTACCTCTTCAGTCTAAAGCGTCTGGATTCCCAACATATCACAGAAAGAACTGGACAGACTCTTACATTAGAGCAGGTATGTTTGATGACCAAAATGGATTCTTTTATGAGTACGATGGTCAAAAACTTTATGCCGTAAGACGTTCTTCTACTAAGCAATTAGCAGGAAGTGTAAATGTTTCTAGACAGTCTCAAATTGTGACGGGTAATGATACTTCTTTTACAACTCAGTTAATTAAAAACCAATTTGTTGTAATTAGAGGTCAATCTTATAAAGTTGTTGAAATTTCTTCCGACTCAAGAATAGTTATTCAGCCTTCTTACAAGGGTGTTAGTGCAGCTAGAGTTAAATTAACTGTAACTGTAGATGCTAGAGTTGAGCAAGAAAGATGGAATATTGACAAATGTGACGGAACTGGAGTTCACGGGTACTATTTAGATATAAATAGAATCCAAATGGCTTACGCTGATTACTCATGGTATGGAGCAGGTAAAATTAGGTTTGGCTTTAAAGACCAAAACGGACACGTTAAGTACGTTCACGAATTTAAGCACAACAATATTTTAAATGAATCTTACTTCCGTTCTGGAAACTTACCAGGTCGTTATGAAATATCAAACGGACCTCAAGCTTCTACAGCGCCAACGTTATTTCACTTTGGTACGTCTATTATAATGGATGGAAGGTTTGATAATGATAAAGCTTATTTGTTTACAGCAAACTCTAAACCTTTTGCATTCACAAATGGTGGTAACTTCACGTTCAGCACTACGGACCAATCTAGCTTTGAGCAGATTACTTTAAACGGAAATAGAGTTTGGGTATATGCATTCCAGGTTACAGAGGCAAATGCTCGTACAGTAACGACAGGTTTACTTGTTAACGATACAAACGGAACCTCCTTAGAGGATGGAACGTATGTTTCTCAGGTAAAAATAGATGGAGCTCAGACTAAGATATTCACATCTTACCCTGCAACATCTACTTTGCCTCCAACAAGTATATATCCTACAATCCCTAATGGTTCAGCTCTTACTTTAGGAGAGGTTGAAGTTGTAGATTTAACTAGACCAATTCCATTGATTTCTGTAAGATTAGCAGCTTCTGTTGATTCTTCTTTAACTGGGGTTGTTGGAGAAAGAGAAATTATAAACAGAATGCAGCTTACATTAAAACAAGCAGGTGTAACTGCAAATCAAGATATTGAGGTATTCTTAATATTAAATTCTCAGCCATCAAACATGGACTTTAAGAAAGTTACTGCTCCATCTTTATCGGAGCTTATTGAGCACAAGTCGTCTGACTCACTAGAAAGTGGGACTGTTGTTTACGCATTAAAAGCGTCAGCAGGTTCTTCTGAAATTGATTTGAGCGAATTACTAGAGTTAGGTAACTCAATCCTCGGAGGAGATAGCATCTTCCCTGCTGGACCAGATTTACTTACTATTGCAGTTCAGCCTCAAAACACTTCAGATATTTCTTCTGACAAACCGTTCAACGTTTCAGGAAAAGTTTCATGGTCTGAATCACAAGCCTAATATGAATGAAATAAGAAAAATAGCAGTAGGACCCGACTATAAAAATGCAATGCATTACGAAGTCGGGCAAACTGTTATAAAGGGTCATTATAAAATACACTCCATTCACGAATCCGAAGGATGTTATATTGTACGAATTGTTAAGGATAGTATTATTGTTGACTGGAAAAAAGTTAACTTGCAGATGCCTGTGCATGTTGAGTTCAATATAAATTATGATTAAACCGATTAGGGATTATTTAATAAAACCACTTGGAGCCGAATATATTAAAGAGAAAGACGGAATTATAGTCAGCTCTGGTATTGAAGATTACAAGGGAGTAAATCGTTATGGAGTTTTAGTATCCAAACCTGACAATGATGATAGTGAACTTTCCATTGGAGATGTTTGTGTTGTTCATCACAATTGTTTTAGAACGTATTACAATATGAAGGGAAAGGAAACAAAGTCTAATGAGCACTTTAGAGACAACCTTTATTTGATTCCAACAGATAAGGTGTATCTTTATAAGAGTGAAAAAAAATGGAAGCCTATCAAGGATTATTGCTTTGTTGAACCAATGGTTTATCAGCAAGACTCTGAACTTTATGTTCCAAAAGAAAAAGAAGAGCATGTGGGACTTATAAAGTATAGTAATTCCGCTACCCTTAATGAAGGAGATAAAGTAGGATTTAAGCCCAACAGAGAATACGAATTTAGTGTAGACGACAAAAAAGTTTACAGAATGAAAAATAGTGATATTTTAATTAAATTAGATTAAATGGATAAGAACAACTACTGGACAACGACACAGACCTTCCCAAACTCATTTGTATACACTTATGACAAATGATATTAGAGATACTATAGAAAGAGTTATAACGGCAGCAGAAAAAGCTGTAGAGGAGCTTATTAAAGTTGCTGAAGAAAAGATTATAACAGGAAGCAAGGATGATGATTTAGCTGCTGATAGACTTAAAAACGCAGCAGCAACCAAGAGACTTGCAATTGAAGATGCCTTTATCATAATACAAAGGATAGAGTCTGAAAGAAGTAAACTCAACGGGGAAGATGACGACACAAGAACAGAAGCGAAATTCCAAAGTTTCGCAGAGAATAGAGGACGAAAGTCTTGACCTGCAAATTTGCAGAGTTACTAATAGCCACATTTCAAAAAAAACAATAGCTCAACTTAATAAAAAAGAAAGTTGGAAGTACGGCTATAGTCATAAACATGACGTTATAGTTATAAGCAAAAGTGGTAAAATAGGAGACATTGTCGAGATACAAGGATTAAAAATTGCATTACCTTTGCAGCCAGAAAAAATAACGCAAAGAAGTAAAAAGCAAAATGAACAATACTGGCAACCAGAAGAATACCCTAAAGAACTACAAAAAATCAAGACCATTTTCCAGTGGAATGAGTACCCGAATGCATTCAAAGAGTCATGGGTTGATTACATTGAAAATGAGTTTGAAAGAAGAGATGGTGGTTATTGGTTTAAAAATAATGGTGTTTCTACTTATATCACTGGGACTCATTACATGTATTTACAGTGGACCAAAATAGATGTAGGTAAGCCAGAGTATAGAGAGTCAAACAGAGTCTTTTTTATTTTTTGGGAAGCTTGCAAGGCTGACGAAAGAAGTTACGGAATGTGTTATTTAAAAAACAGACGTTCAGGGTTTTCTTTTATGTCCTCAGCAGAAACTGTAAACTTAGCTACTATTACACCAGATTCAAGATTTGGAATACTCTCAAAGACTGGAGCTGATGCTAAAAAAATGTTTACAGATAAGGTTGTTCCTATTTCAACAAACTATCCGTTTTTCTTTAAACCCATACAAGATGGTATGGATAAGCCTAAAACTGAACTAGCATATAGAGTTCCTGCTTCTAAGCTTACAAGAAAAAACATATCAATTACGGATAATGATGAGACTCTAACTGGTCTTGACACTTCTATTGACTGGAAAAATACTGGAGACAACAGTTATGATGGGGAAAAACTATTCCTACTTGTTCATGATGAATCAGGTAAATGGGAAAGACCAGATAATATACTGAATAATTGGCGTGTAACTAAAACAACTTTGAGATTAGGTAGAAAAATAGTAGGGAAATGTATGATGGGTTCTACTTCAAACGCACTTAGTAAAGGAGGGGATAATTTTAAAAAGCTCTATGAGGATTCTAATGCGTTAGAAAGAAATTCTAACGGACAAACAAAAAGCGGAATGTATTCTCTTTTTATTCCTATGGAATGGAACATGGAAGGTTTTATAGATAGACATGGTATGCCTGTTTTTAGGACTCCAGAAAATCCAGTTAAAGATATTCAGGACGAACTCATATACCAAGGAGTATTAAGTTATTGGGAAAATGAAGTTGAAGCTTTAAAGTCAGACCCAGATTCTTTAAATGAATTCTACAGACAGTTTCCTAGAACAGAAAACCACGCTTTTAGAGATGAGGCTGAGAATAGTTTATTTAACTTAACTAAGATATATCAGCAGATTGATTTTAATGATTCTGTTGACATAAAAAGAACTGTTAGAACTGGTAACTTTGTTTGGAAAGATGGAGTCAGAGATACTGAGGTTGTTTGGATGCCTAGCGTAAGTGGTAAGATGAGAGTTTCTTGGATACCCGAGCCAGGATTAAGAAATAATATAGAAATAATAAATGGCAGAAAATATCCAGGAAATAAACACATTGGTGCTTTTGGGTGTGACTCTTATGATATATCTGGAGTTGTTGGAGGCAATGGTTCTAAAGGCAGTCTACACGGATTGACTACTATGACTTTTGACAATGCTCCATCAAACCAGTTTTTTTTAGAGTATGTTGCTAGACCTCAAACTTCTGAGATGTTTTATGAAAATGTATTAATGGCTTTAGTTTTTTACGGTATGCCTGTGTTAGTTGAAAACAATAAACCTAGGCTTCTGTATTATCTAAAAAATAGAGGTTACAGGAATTTCTCTGTAAACAGACCAGATAAACATAAAAACGACCTTTCAAAAGCAGAAAAAGAAATTGGAGGTATACCTTCATCTACATCTGTTATATCTATACATGCAGAAGCAATAGAGTCTTATATCGAAAGACATGTTGGATATGACTATGTTGGAGAGTTTAGAGACTCAGATTCTCCAGGAAAAATGTTTTTTAATAGAACATTACTTGACTGGGCTAACTACGATATTAACAAGAGAACTAAATTTGATGCAACCGTTAGTTCAGGTTTTGCAATCATGGCAACAAACAAATACGTTATGAAACCCGAACAAAAACGCAATGAAATAAACCTTAAATTTGCAAGGTATAGTAACAATGGCAATACTAGTACATTATTAAAGTAGGATATGAGCAATACCCCTTATACACACGTTTCTGGTTTTCCAGACCAATTGGCTTTAGACGAAGAGAAAGTAACCTCTAAATACGGCTTAAACGTTGGAAAAGCAATAGAAGCAGAGTGGTTTAAAAAGGAAGGAGGAACTTCCAAGTACTACAGTAACAGAAGCACCTTTCATAAGTTAAGAACTTATGCTTTAGGAGAGCAATCTGTTCAAAAGTATAAAGATGAACTTGCCGTAAATGGAGACATTTCCTATCTAAATCTCGACTGGACACCTGTCCCAATTATACCTAAAATGGTGGACATTGTTGTCAACGGGATGACTAACCGATTATTCAGTGTAAAGGCTGAAGCTGTAGACCCTGTTTCTTCAAGTAAAAAAGCTCTATATAAAAATGATGTAGAGACTCAAATGAAGAATAAGGATAATTATGAGGAGCTTGAAAAGATGTTTGGTAACAAGATGTTTTCAATGAACCCCGATGAATTGCCTGAAAATGATGACGAGTTAAGTTTGCACATGTCTTTAAATTATAAAGACGAAATAGAAATTGGAGCTGAAAAAGCTGTTACTAATGTTTTCAAAATAAATGAGTATGATTTATTAAAACAACAGTTAGCTGAAGATGCGACTACTCTAGGTATATCTGTCTCAAAGCACACTTTTAATATTCATGATGGTATTAAACTAGATTACGTAGACCCATCAAATTTTATTCACAGTCCAACAGAAGACCCTCATTTTAAAGATTGCTACTACTTTGGCGAAGTTAAAAATGTAAATATTACAGAGCTAAAAAAAGTAAATCCATCTCTTACTCAAGATGATATTAAAGAAATCTCAAAACTTTCTAGTAAATGGGATTCATATCAAGGAGTTCGTGGAGGAACTAGAACAGATAACTTTGATAAAAATACAGCGACTCTTCTTTATTTCTGTTACAAATCAGATATGGAGATTGTCTATAAGAAAAAGAAAAATGCTTTTGGAGGGGATAAAGTATTAGAAAAAAACGGAAGTTTTAATCCTCCTAAAACTGAAACAGCACGATTTGAAAAACTATCTAAAAGAATTGACGTATGGTACGAAGGTGTACTTGTTCTAGGAACAAACTATATACTGAAGTGGGACTTAATGAAGAACATGGTAAGACCGAAATCGGCAATCCAAAAAGTCCTTGCTCCCTTCGTTGTGAGTGCGCCAAAAATGTACAGGGGGAACATAGACTCCCTAGTGAAGAGGATGATTCCGTTTGCTGACCAAATACAATTAATACACTTAAAGTTACAGCAAATAACTTCTAGAATGATTCCTGATGGGGTATACCTAGACGTAGATGGTCTTGCTTCTGTTAACTTGGGTAATGGTAATTCATACGACCCTCAAGAAGCGCTAAATTTATATTTCCAAACAGGTTCTGTTATTGGAAGAAGTTCTACAGAAGATGGAGAGTATAATCACGGCAAGATACCAGTTCAGGAGCTTACTTCTTCTGGTGCAAACGCTAAGATTTCTTCTCTTATCAATATGTACAACTATAACTTAAACATGGTAAGAGCCGCTACAGGTTTGAACGAAGCTAGAGATGCCTCTACTCCTGACGATAGAGCTCTAGTAGGTGTTCAAAAATTAGCTGCTTTAAATTCAAACACGGCAACAAGACACGTACTCAACTCTACGTTGTATATGACCACTAAAATGGCTCAGTGTGTTTACTACAGATTATCTGACGCTTTACAGTATTCAGATATGGCAGAAGATTTAGCTAAAGGAATTGGCAAATATTCAATAGATATATTAGACCAAATAAAGCATTTACATCTACATGATTTTTCTATTTACATAGAACTACATCCTGATGCAGAAGAAAAAGCTGTTTTAGAGCAAAACATTCAAGCGTCTTTAGCCGCAGGTAAGATTGATATAGATGACGCAATTGATGTTAGAGGAGTTCCAAATGTTAAGATAGCATCTCAACTATTGAAAGTTCGCAAGAAAAGAAAAGAGAAGCTCGACATGAAAAAACAACAGTCACTTATAGAGCAGCAATCTCAATCTAATGCTAAAGCTGCACAAGTTGCAGAACAAGCAAAGCAAAAAACACTTACAGTTGAATCTCAGGCAGACGCACAAATTGAACAATTAAAAGCTCAATTAGAAATGCAGCGCATGGAAAAAGAGTTTGAGCTTAAAAAGAAACTTATTGAAATGCAGAACTCAATGGAATCTCAATCTAAACAAGAACAAAGAGAATTTGAGTTAAGTAAAGAAGGTAAGCGTGAAGATAGAAAAGATAAAAGAACAGAAAAACAAGCTTCACAACAATCGGTATTAATAAAACAAAGACAACAAGATTTAGACCCTGTTGATTTTGACGGACAAGATTCATTAGGCTCTGGAATTCAGGGAATGATTGGTTCTTAGTATTTTAATATAATAAATTAAATTTAATAAAATGGCAGAAGTAAAATTTCGAGTGATGAACGATGAGGGCGAATTTGTGCCTCTTAAGTCACAACAAGAAGCGGTTTCTGAAGAAGCTGCAAATGAAGTAAACGAGGTTCAACCCGTTGATGTTGAAGCGACAAATGACGCAGTTGAAGAGACAACTGACGTAGCTGAAGCGACAACTGACGTAGTTGAAACTGAAAAAATTATAGAAGAACAACCAAAAGAAGCATCAGAAGTGGCTGAAGAGCCTGCTGCGCAGATTGATGAGTCAAGTATTCTAAAACATCTAAAGGAAAGATATAATGCTCAATTCGAGTCTTTAGATGAAGTTCTTAAACATAATGAGCAAGAGCAGGTTGTTTTACCAGAAGATGTTTCCAAGTTTATGGAATACAAAAAAGAAACTGGTAGAGGTTTAGAGGATTTTATGCGTGTGCAGCAAGACCTAGACAAAGTTGATGAGAATACTTTACTCCATGAATACTATAAGGAGACAAAGCCATATTTAGGAGCTACAGACGTTCCTGATTATATCGAGGAAAACTTTGGATTATCTGAAGACGCTGAAGACGTGTCTAATAAACGAAAACAGCTTGCCTATAAAGAAGAATTATATAATGCTAAGAAGCATTTTGATACTCTGAAAGAGAAATACAAAACTCCCCTTGAGTCAAGTAAGGAGAATATTCCTGAAGAATATCAAGAAGCCTACGAGGGTTACAATAATTATATAAATGAGTTAGAAAAAACTAAAAAAAGTACAGAAGAAAGAGCTGCTATTTTTAGCGACAAAACAAACAAGTTGTTCAAGGAAAATTTCAAAGGTTTTGAATATAATGTCGGGGACAAAAGTGTAGTTTTTAAGCCTAAAAATGTCGATGAGGTACACCAAACTCAGTCAAATCTTAACAATTATATTGATAAGTTTTTGGATGATTCGGGATACTTAAACGATGCAGATGGATTTCATCGTTCTTTAAACTTGGCGTTAAACCCAGACAACGTGGCAAAGTTTTTTTACGAGCAAGGAGTTGCTGACGCAACAGAAGGCTTAGTTAAAAAGACTAAAAATATTGACATGGATGTTCGGTCCAATACAGACACTGAGAATAAGGGAGGATTACAGTACCGTGTTTTAGATGATTCTGACTTCACAGATTTTAAAATAAGAAAAAAATAATCTTTTAAAAAAACACAAAAATGGCAGTAACAATTAGTGGAGTACAAGGTGCATTAACACCAGCTCCAAAAAAACAAACACTATCTACCAACTATTTGGGGGCAGATATAGAATTCACTTCACAAAATCTTCCAGATATATACGAAGCGGAATTTGAAAAATATGGAAACCGTACGGTATCTTCTTTCTTGCGTCTTGTAGGAGCTGAAATTCCTTTCGCATCTGATTTAATTCAGTGGTCAGAGCAAAGCAGACTTCATATCGCAGTGACAGGAGCAACTCGTGCAGCAGATGTTATAACATCAACTGCTCACGCATTCCGTAAAAATCAAACAGTAATTATATCTGACGGTACTACCCAAGATAAAGCTATTGTACTTGATGATGCTGATTTTACAGCAGACACTTTTGCTTTAGGTTCTTATACAGGAGCTAACCTTAATGCCGCTATCGGTACTACAGGATTAAAAGTTTTTGTATATGGTTCTGAATTCAAAAAAGGAACAGCAGGAATGGACGGTGCTATTGAAGCTCCTGTTGACATTCAATCATGTAGTCCTATTATAATCAAAGACAAGTATGAAGTTAATGGTTCTGATATGGCTCAAATTGGTTGGGTTGAAATCACTACTGAGAATGGAGCTGCTGGATACTACTGGTATCTTAAGTCTGAGCATGAAACTCGTTTACGTTTTGAAGATTACCTAGAGTTATCTTTAATCGAAGGAGTTGAAGCTGCTGCTGGTTCTGGAGCTTTGGCTGCTGGTGCAAAAGGTACTCAAGGTATGTTCGATACTATCGAAACTAGAGGTAACATTGCAACTGGTTCAATCGCAGGTAAAGACGATTTAGAGCAACTAGTTCTTACTTTAGACAAAGAAGGAGCTATTCAAGAAAACGTAATGTTTGTAAACAGAGCGAAGTCATTTGAAATTGACAACGTACTAGCTGGATTAAACACTTACGGTACTGCTGGAGCTGCTTCTTTCGGTTTATTCGATAACGATGCAGATATGGCTTTAAACCTTGGATTCTCTGGATTCAATTTAGGGTATGATTTCTACAAAACAGACTGGAAATATCTTAACGATGCTTCTACAGGAGGATTATCTTCTGGAGTTGACGGAGTTGTAGTTCCTGCTGGAACAATGACTGTATACGACCAAGTACTTGGGAAGAACGCAAAACGTCCTTTCTTACATGTTCGTTACAGAAAATCAGAATCTGAAGACAGACGTTATAAGTCTTGGGTTGTAGGTTCTGCTGGAGGTGCCGCTAATAGCGACCTTGATGCAATGCAAGTACACATGCTTTCTGAAAGAGCGCTATGTGTGATGGGTGCAAACAACTTCATCATAATGAAGTAATATTTATTGTAGGAATTACCCTCGTTATATCAACGGGGGTAAATCTTACTTTTTTAATTTAATTAAATACTTAATAAAATGTCTACAAAAGTATCAGTAAAAAGAACGGTTACTAAAACCAAACCAACTGTCAGAGAAGTTGATTCAGTTGAAAAAAAAGATGACTGGGAATACAGAGATAGAATGTATGTTATCGCAAAAGGAAGCCCTGTAAGCTATCAATTGAGAACACAACACTCCCCCAGAAAACCACTACAATTTAACGATGGAACAAGACTAAGGGCTTTGCGCTATGCTCAAAATCATGACAGTCCTTTCATTGATGAGCAAAACGGAGAAGTAATGCTTGGTAGAATTAGATTTGAGAACGGAAGTTTATTCGTAAAAAAAGAAGACGTTAATCTTCAGAAGTTTCTCAGCATATACCACTCAGACTTTAACACAGAGTACTATGAGTTAGACCTAGAGAAAGATGCTCAGGATGACTTAGTACATATACAGAAAGAATCTGAAGCTACTCAATTAGCTCTAAGCATGGATATAAATGACTTAGAGGGAGTTGCAAGAGCTGTATTTAGAAGTAATGTAAACAACATGCGTTCTTCGGAAATAAGAAGAGATACCGTTATATTCGCAAAAAACAACCCAAGTGAATTTATAAAGTTAGCTAATGACGAAAACATAAAAAACAGGAATTTAGCAATAAAGTCAGTTGAAATGGGTATATTGCATGTGTTGTCCGATAACGCTACAGTTTGCTGGAATGACAAAGAAAAGACAAAAATAATGACAGCTCCTTTTGGAGAGAATGTGTATTCAGCATTATCAAGATTCTTTAAAACAGATGAAGGATTAGAAGTGATGCAGGGTATTATAAATAGACTTTAGTAGTTTTTATATAGTTAGTTAGTTAATTTGTTTCAGAAGAGCCCCTCCTAAAAAGGGGCTTTTCTTTTTTGTATTTTTGTATAAAAGAGAAGCAATGATAAACTTTGTACGAAATATTGTAATGTTCGTGCTGAATAAAGAAAACAGAGGGTACTTAACTCCTGTTCAATTTAATTCATACGCAAAGCTTGCACAACAAACAGTCTTTGATTCTTTGTTTGTTAAGTACAGAAACTACTCTGTCAACAAAGACAGGAGAATGGCTGCCATGGATTTCGGTGACGACAAAAAAAAGCTTAGAGAAGATATTGAAAGATTTGTAAAACAAGAACAGCTTTTTGAGCTTGATGGTTACTTCTTGATGCCTGAAGATTGTTATTATACTCTGCAATTAATCTGGAATGATAGCATTGAAATAGAGGAGTCTGAGAAGCATAAGATGTTAACCTACATTACAAACTCAACTCTTGCTGGTCCTTCGAGATGCTATCCTGTTTACTCTAAATATTACGACAAATATTTGATAAAGCCAGAAACAATAATTGACTGCGTAACTTCTGTTTATGTAAGAAGCCTACAAGACCCTAAGTGGACTTATCAAAGTATTCAAAGAAATCCAATTTTTAATCCTTCTGATGTTTCTTTTCAAGATTTTGAACTTCATGACGATTATGCAAATGATATTGTTGCTGAGATATTAAAATTAGCTGGACTTCAAATGCAAGACAGTCAAATTTTACAGGCATCTCTTGCTTACGAGCAAAATAATATTGCAAAAGAAAAATAAGACATGGCTATAACTCAAGAACAATACTACGAGAATAACGCTTTATGGGGTGGTGGTCAATACACTAAACTAAAAGATATAATTAACAACTTCTACGCTTTCTATGTTGGGGATGATAAAGTTATTGATAGAGCAAAAAGATATGATGTTGTGTTTCATGCTAAAAGAGCGCTTCAAGAATTACATTACGATGCTTTAAAAGAAATAAACGCAATAGAAATAGAAGTCCCTCCAACCTTACAAATGATTTTACCTAAAGATTTTGTTAGTTTAGTTAGGCTTTCTTGGGTAGACGCTAAGGGTTTTTTTCACCCAATAACTATAAATAGAGAAACTGCTATTGGAGTTGCTTATTTACAGAATGACGATTCAACTTATTCTTATCAATTTGATGCAGAAGGAAATATTGAAGTAGGAACTACCCTAACAAGAAAAAGAGCAAAAGAAGTAAGACCAGTGGATAATGCTGAGACTTCTATTATGGATGGTCATTTTGGAGGTAGATTTGGAATGCACACAAACAAATCAAACATTAATGGAACTTACCAAATAAACAAAAAATTAGGAACAGTTGAATTTAGCACTGAATTAACTGACAAATTAATTATGATTGAATACGTTTCTGACGGTTTAACAGACCTTGATGATAGTGAGATTCAGGTTCATAAATTTGCAGAACAATATGTCTTTAAGCAAATTGCTTTTTCTATATTATCCACTAAGTTTGGGGTGCAAGAATACATTGTTAGAAGATTTCAAAAAGAAGCTTCTGCTGCTTTGAGAAACGCTAAAATAAGATTAAATGCTATCAACCCTGTCGACCTAGCCAAATCAATGGCAGGAAGAAATAAGTGGATTAAATAATGAGATTAAGAAAGACTTTTGTAAATGGCAAAATGGACAAGGATGTTGATGAACGTCTTTTGCCTGACGGTGTATATCGAGATGCAAAGAATGTTCGTGTTTCAATTTCTAACGGCTCTGACGTAGGTTCTTTAGAAAACGTACTGTCTAATGAACAAAAATCTTTTTTTGCTTTAGGAACTAATCCTGTGGTTATAGGTAGCACATCTGTTGAATACACAAATTGTGTTTACTGGTTTGTTGTTTCTGATTATGCAAGCTATGTTTTAGAATATAATATAACTACCGATTTACAAAGAAAAATACTTGAAGACTCAAGACCCGAAGGAGAAAACGTATTAAACTTTAAGTCGTACAATAGAATAAATGATGTAGACTCTGTTATAGATACAGATGGCAAAAGAGTTTTTCTATATTGGACAGACAACGTTAATCCACCTAGGAAAATAGAAATAGAAAGAGCTGCTTCATACGGATTGAATGGATTTTACGAAGAAGACATACAGGTTATTGTAAAGCCACCTCTTCAAAGACCTTATATTTATTTATCCAAATCCAATAGTACTGATGAAAATTTTATAAAAGATAAGTTTTTACAATTTTCTTATAGATACAAATATGTAGATAACGAGTATTCCGCTATAGCGCCTTTTAGTAACGTTGCTTTTACGCCTTACGGATTTCAATACAATTACGGACTCAATACAAATGAGTCTATGGTCAACAGGTTTAACATAGTTAACATAACCATAAATGCTGGTTCAAGATTAGTTAAAGAAATCGAGGTTCTTTACAAAGAATCTGGAAAGCAAGAGCTTTACGTTGTAGATAGTTATAACAAAGAAAAGTTTCAATGGGGAGATAATTTAGAGTATGTTGTTCCTTTTCAAAATAAAAAAATATCAAAAATACTTCCAGAGGCTCAAATAAAAAGAATATTTGATGCAGTACCTCTTAAAGCTAAAACCCAAACCTTTATTGGGAATAGATTAATTTACGGAGGATACACAGAAAACTGGGACTTAAAAGATGATTTAGGTGCTTTAATAACGCCAACGTTTTCGGCTTCTGTTGTTACAGACGAAACGCCATCTACTCCTTATCAAAGTTTAAAATCTGGAAGAGACTACGAGGTAGGCATAGTTTACCTTGACGAATATGGAAGAACTACTACAGTTCTTACTAGCCCTGAGAATAGTGTTTTTATTCCAAATGAAAATGCTCTTTATCAGTCAACACTACAAATTGAAATAAAAAGTAAAGCTCCTTACTGGGCATCTTATTTTAGGTTCTTTGTAAAAGAAAGTAAAGGGGAATATGATGTTGTTGTTCCTACAAGATTTTATCAAGATGGAGCCTATGTTTGGATTGAGCTACTAGGTAGTGATGTAAATAAAGTAAAACAAGGCACTAGGCTTGTAGTTAAAGCAGATACTGGTGGTCCAGTTAAAGGATATGTAGAAACAGAGGTTTTAGAGCTTGAGCAACAGCCTGTAAATTTCTTAGAAGCAGACCCAACAGTTCCTGACTTATTACAAAAAAAAGGTACTTATTATAAAATACGTCCCAAAGGTTTTGTTTTTAGTACATCAGACGTAACAATATATGATTGGATTGCAAACGATAATACTAGAGATAAGTATGAGGATGTAGTTACTTCTACGATGAAGTACATTTCCAATAGTGTTCCTTACCTAAGTCAAGAGACAACTTTATTAGGAGCGCAATGTAACTCTAGTGGAATTTTTTCAGGAACCGAAGATATTAGATTTAGAATTGAAATAGATTCTCTTGGCGATGGTTTAACGACTTATGATGAGTTTGTTGTAACTTATAGACAAGGAGGAAGCACTCAAGCATCTGCTTCTACAGCTATAACGGGTTCTGTACAAAACTTACCTTTTGGTGTCAAGGTTCAATTTAACAATCGCTCTGGTCATTCTATAGGGGATTACTGGATAGTTAGCGCTAAAACTAAATCGAATGGTATTTTTGGAAGTGACAGAAATACATCTTACGCATTTTTCAAACAAGAAGGAGAGAGCGCACTAACCAATTCTATAGGTGCAGGTGCGGTCATTGAGATTGAATATTACGAATCTCAAGATAGCTCGGACTATAATTATTCATTTACCGAATCCTATGTTGCTAGCAGAGAGTATTACAATCTTGAGGAGTGGTATTATGGAGACAATATAAGTGGTTTTGGGGATGGAGTAAGTGATGATAGGGTCCTTTTTAGACATGCACAACTAGGTGGAAACAATACGGCAGACACTTATAAAATGACTGTTGACCCCAATGGGACAATGGTCATGATTATAATGAGTAGAAAAAGGCAATCAAATGAAATGTACGCTTCAAGAAGAGTATATACTACATCATTATTAGAAATAAGAGAATCCGAAAATTTACCAATATTTGAAACTAAATCAGTTGAAAAGGATTCTGATATATTTTATGAGGTAGGAGATACCTATAATGTTACTAGTCCTTATCACGAAGGAAATAGTGGAGACATTAATCAATCTTTTACTCAAAATGCCGTAATCAACTTAGACGCTTATAATTGTTGGGGATGGGCTAATGGGTATGAATCTATTAAAATCAAAGATTTATTTAACAACCCTGCTTTTAAATTTGACACTAGACCCTCTAGTTTTATAGAAAACTATAGAGAAAACAGACGAGTCTCTTCTTTGACTTATTCTGGTGTTTATGAGCAAAGTACAAATTACAACGGATTAAATGAATTTAATCTAGCTACAGCTCCCTTTAAAGATATAGATGACTCGCTAGGAGATATACAAAAAATAATTTCAAGAGATAATGATATTATTGTATTTCAGCAAAACAAAGTATCTAAACTTCTTTTTAATAAAAATATTTTATTTAACGCAGACGGGACAGGAAACGTTTCTCAAACCAGTAATGTATTAGGAACTATTGTGCCTTATGCTGGGGATTTTGGTGTTGGAAACAGTCCTGAAAGTATAGTTAAATATGGCAATACAATTTATTTTGCCGACACAAGTAGAGGTTTTGTTTTTAGACTATCAGCCGATGGTTTAACTCCTATATCTCAGTACGGAATGGCAAACTACTTTAGAACAGAATTAAGTTCTAGGGGAGAAAACAATGTTTTAGGTGGGTTTGACCCGATGCATAATGAATACTTACTAACTCTTAAGGGACAGATTGATGAAGTTCATCAGCTTACTTGGGTTGGAGATGAGTACTATTGTGAGCAAACTTACGTTGATGATGTAGTAGAATGGAGAGGAGCTGAAGCTGTTTGTCTTATCTCTTGCAAAGGAGACTGGAAACCTTCAGAAATCTTAGCAGGTTCTCAGGATTGGAGAATTGATGAGTACTATTGTGAGCAAGAAAGCCAAGTGCCTTCTCCGTCTCCTGTACCGACACCAGTTCCAAATCCAACACCTGTGCCAGTTCAATCGCCTACTCCGAGTCCTAC